GCAGGGGCTTTTGTTCAGCCTGATTATTATGAATATCAGGCAATGGGTCGTAAGCCTTTGGCGTTGCGAGATTTAATCAGTGTCCGCCAAACAGGCAGTGATGTTATTGAATTTGTAAAACAGACCAAGCAAGTTACTGAAGCTGCACCAGTTGCTGAAGCTACAAGCCTTTCTACTGGTTTGAAGCCTGAAGGTGGTATGGCATGGGAAAAGGTATCTGTTCCTGTTGAAACTATTGCAGTATGGGTGCCAGCTACAAAACGTGCGTTATCTGACGCAAAACAGTTGCGTGGCATCATCAATCAGGATCTGTACGCTTCGCTTGATGCAAAGCTTGAAGAACAAATTTTAACTGGCAATGGTACTTCGCCAAATCTGAAAGGTTTGAACAGTACAGTTGGTATTTTGACACAGACGTATGCAACGAGTGTTCATGTTACTACACGTAAGGCGATCACCAACCTGAAAACTAACGGACTTGAAAACCCGACTGCCTTCCTGCTTGCTCCTGCAGACTGGGAAGCTATTGACCTCGCAGTGTGGGAACATGCTCCGTATTTGCCGAGTCAACGTACTTTATGGGGCATTCCTGTTGTTGAAAGTCATTATCTGACTGCTGGTACTGGCTGGCTTGGTAACTGGACTAAGGCAGTATTGTGGGATAGAGAACAGGCGACTATCAGTATTAGTGATAGCCATTCTGATTTCTTTATCCGCAACCTTGTAGCTGTACTTGCTGAACTTCGTGCCACGTTTGCCGCGGTGAAACCGAATGCGTTTGTAAAGATGACTTTGACAGGTGCGTAGTTTGTTATTGATTGTTGTAAGGGGTTGGGATTGCCTCAGCCCCTTAAAGAGAAAGGGATGCTATGAGTAAATTAGTAAATGTATGGATTGATGAAAAACAGGGCTGGGGCATTATGGTGACTGAAGATGAAGCCCAAAAGCAAGGTTTGAAGATGATCCAAAAGGTTGAAACTAAAGATATCAAGCCCCAAGAGAATAAAGATGCAAAGTCTTCTAAGCCGGCAAACGCCCCTGATACTGAGCAAAAGCCGAAAACGGAAAAGCAGGTGAAATGATGTTTTGTACCGTATCTGATGTGGCTACATTTTTAGGCATTAGTGAAATGCAAATAGATAGCGTGCAAATTACGCAAGCTATAAAAGCTGCGAGTGCGTCAATTAGAAACTATTGCAAGCAAGAAATTAGCCAAAAAACAGGCGATGTAGCTTATTTTGATGGTGCATATCAAAGCAAATTGTTTCTTCCGCAGTTGCCTGTAAATTCCGTGTCTAAGGTTATTGAAAATGGGTACGTATTGACAGAAGATGAAGATTACAAGCTTGGTAACAATGGTATTTTGTATCGAATGTGGCGAGATTGGGCTAAAGGAATACGCAATATCGAAGTGACTTATACACATGGATATGAAGTTATCCCTGATGACATAAAAGAAGTTGCTTATCGAAGCGCAGCGCGTGTTTATCAAGCTCAACTTAAAGCTAAAAAGACTGATGGTGTTGCAATAAATTCAATCACTGTTGGTGATTATTCGGTTAATTACCAAGACGACAGTATGCGTCAAGTGGATAATGCCATTGGCGTTTCTGCTGCGCGGACTTTGCTTAAATCTGAAAAAGAGATTTTAGACAATTACCGATATTTAGGTGGAATGTGATGGGCGAATTTCCGCATGAATTGACTTGGTACAAAAAAACAGAACAAACCAATGTGTTTGAAAGATATGTGCTTAATCGTATTTCCTGGCAATCAAGCAGAGCGGCGAATATCAGAAAATCAGGAATGTTAGATGCCGATAAAGCAACTATTTATATTCCGTTTATTGATGATGGTGGTAATAGCCGTGCTGATTTTGAGTTTGGTATTGGTGATTGGCTTGTTCCTGGAATTGCTCAGGAAGAAATGAGCAGTTTGAGTTTTACGCCAACCGATTTACTAAAGAAATATCCACGTGCAGTAAAAATCTGTTCAGTAGATCTAAAAGATTATGGTGTGGAATATATGAAACACTGGGAAATTGGTGGTGCGTAATGCCGCGAATTGTTTATGTTGATAAACCAAAAGACCGATATTTCGTTGATAAACGTGGCAATCATGTTTTAGTGAAATGGTCGCCTAATTTTGCGCCAAGATGGAATAACAGATATTGGCGAGCGCAAAGGTTTATTGACAGTGCTGTTTTGTATGGTGCAGAAAGTTTTATCACATTTGACACAGGCGATTTGATTCGTTCAGGACGTAGAAACACGAAGATTGGTTCTGGTTGGATCAAGTGGGGTGAGAGACGTGGTCATTATGCAAGACCAGTGTTTTATGGCAGGCGTGCCCCTGGACGCAAAGGGCCTAAAGTAACCAAGCCGATGAAGTGGTTTCAACGATGGCGAAATGTTCATGGCGATTCTGTTGTTAGACAAACAAAGAAAATGGTAGGTGAGTAAATGGCTGGTGAAACAATTATTCAAGCTTTGCAAACTTATATGACTACTTGTCCTTTGTTTGAAGAAAACGGATTGAAGCTGAGTGTCAACTGGTTAGAGTCTGAGCCAAATAGTTATGGTATTTTCGCTTTACCAGGAGAAAAAACTATCGTTGCATATCCAGTGGGTGGTGGAATATATGAATTTCCATTTGAGTTATTGGTAAATGCTTCAAATGCTGATGATCTTGCACGGTTGCAAGTGCAAGGGTTTTTTGAGAAGTTTAGCCACTGGTTAGAAGAGCAAGGTAACAATGACACGCTCCCTATACTGAGTAACAATCAAGTGGCATTTGATATTGAAGCCTTAGGACAAGGCTATTTAGTTGAACAAGGTGAAAGCAATGTTAGTACATACGGTGTACCTTGTAAATTGATTTATGAGAAAAAGAGGTAAAAGATGATTAAACGATCTAAACTTCGTCACTTTTTGAATACTGGGACAAGTGAAAGTCCAACTTATAACTTGATGAATTTAGGTATTCAGAATTTGTCGATTAACAAAAATCCTGAATATATTGAGGAAGGATATATTGCTGATGAGGTGGGTACAAAGGTTTTGGAAAGCTTGAAGCCTGATTTTCAGTTTGATATTAATGTTGATGAAACAGATCCTGTATCAGTTTATCTGACTGAATTGGAATGGCTTGACAAAACAATGGAAGATACACATTCTGATATTGTAACTGTACAGGCTTGGAAAACACCATCAGAAGGCGCGTATCCTGCTAAAAAATATTATGTATCAATTGGTGTTGAAACCATTGGTGATGAAGCGTTAAAAACCATGAAACACAGTGTGAATGCTGGTGTTCGTGGTGATGCCGTGTTTGGCACTTTCAATCCAACTACAAAAATTTTCACTCCTTCTCCTTAGAGTGTTTTGTGGCAATGGTAGCCATCTGGAATATGGTGGCTACCAGAAAGGAATTATTAATGAGTGTTTTAAATCTTAATTTAAAAAAATCAACTATCAGAATTTGTTTAGATGGTGATGAAAACAGATATTTTGAATTCAATCCTAATGATGTGAATCTTCAGGGACGCATAAAAGCATTTTATGTTCAGATGAATAAAAAAGCTGAGGAATATAAGAAAAAGGCTTCAAGTTTTGAAGATGAGGTTTTGATAGATGAAAATGGGAATCCGACTGAAGCAGGATTGAAGATTGTTGATGAACAAGTAGAAATCGGAAAATTTGTAGCTGGCAATTTCGATGATTTGTTCGGTGAAGGCACTTTTAAGCGATTGTTTGATAACGAATTTGATCCATATGCTGTTGGGCAAGTTTTGGAATTTGCGTTTGAACAATTCGGTAGTGCGCGAGAACAAAAATTGAAAGAAGCATTGAAGCAAACACCTGGAAAATCAAAGAAGGTAATGAAATAAATGGATACATTCCTGATTGATGCGTTTCCTGAAGCAGTAGAAATTGATGGTATTGAGTATGCGCTTAATACTGATTTTCGCATTGGGATTCAGATCATGATGGATTTTGAAAGCGATGACTGGACTGATGAAGAAAAAGCGTGGTTAATGCTCAACAGGCTTTATCAAACGCCAGATGAAATTAATGATATTCAAGAGGCTGTTAGGTTGGGAGTGAAATTTTTAAATGGTGGCAAAGAAGAAAGTCCTCCCCACAATACTGAGTATCAACCACGGCTTTATTCTTTTAGTCGGGATGCAAGGTTGATTTATGCAGCATTTCATCAGACACATGGAATTGATTTACAAGAAGTTGATATGCACTGGTGGAAATTTATTGCTTTGTTTATGGATTTAGGTGCAGAAACATCTTTTAATTCTTTGGTTTATGCCAGACAAAGTGTAATTGACGGTAAAGCATTAGACGAACAAAAAAAAGCAGTAGAAGCGCATGGTGGGTTATTTGAACAAGGCAGAACTCAGTATGCAGATATGGATGAAGAAGAATTAGCGTTTTTATCTGCGTTGCCGAATGGCGAAGGTTTTAGGTTTTAGTTATGGCTGTTGATGGACAGATTTGGATTAGAACAAAAATAGATTCAAAGGGCTTTAATAGTGGAATGAAGTCAATGCTTGGTTCGCTTGGCAAATTGGCGGGCGCATTAGGTGTTGTGTTTGGCGTTTCTCAATTGGTTAGTTTTGGGAAACAGTCTGTTGAAGTCGCTCGAAAATTTGAAGAGCGTTGGCAAGGTTTAGCGTTTTTGGTTCGTTCAAAAGGGTTAAGTTTCAAGGAAGTAAAAGATTATATCAATGAATATACAAATGATGGTTTAGTGCCAACCATGAATGCGACCAAAGCTTATATGAACCTTTTGGCTACTGGTTTTAAGCATGAAGAAATTACTCAGTTGATGCAGGTCATGAAAGATTCTGCAGTTTATTTGCGTAAAGGTCAATTTGAAATCGGGGATGCTGTTGAAAAAACGACTGAGGGTATTAAAACTGAACGGTCTATTTTATCTGACACATCAGGTATTGAACGAAATCTTTACAAGATGTGGCAGGATTATGCAAAATCAATTGGGAAAACAATTAGCAGTCTAAGTGATGCTGAAAAACGTCAAGCTGTTTTAAATGGTTATTTAAAAGAGGGTTCTATTTATGCTGGTGCTGCTGCGCAATATTTGAATACTTATGCTGGTCGTGCTGCGCAATTAGCTTTTGCAATGACGCAACTTAAAGAAGCTGTTGGT